TGCTATGTGCGAGTACCTACCGCACTCAGCTTATACGATAGGCAATGGTGGTGCATATAAGCACCAGAGCGAAAACTCAGCACCTATGGAGCAGAGTGAGATTGAGTTTTTAAGCAACAAGCATAGAGATATAGCAGAGCATTATGGGCGCAGGTTTATTGACTACATGAGCTTTAACATAAACAAGTACCCAGAATACAACTCCAACAATAATGATGACATGCACCCACAAAAAGATGCCTACTATGGAGGGTGGAACATCTAGAAGCTACAAGATCAAGCGCATAAACCTCCAGAGATTAAAGAGATACCTAACAAAGCAGAAAAACCAATTAGATAAACAGACCGCTAATGGCAAGTTTGACAGATAACAAAGTAAAAGACACCTACAAGGGGCTGATCAAAACCTCAGACAGTGCAGAGATTACTGGAGAGGTACAGTTATCAGATGGGGATGGTAATACCATACCAGTGTATGTCAATACTGATGGCGTAAAATTTACTGGTAAGGTCAAGGATAAGGATGGCGATGTGGGTACAGATGGTCAAATCCTATTCTCTACTGGTAGCCAAGTAAACTGGAAAAGCTACAACTATACCCACAGTCAAAGCGTGGCTAGTACATCATGGTCAATTACCCACAATTTAGGCTATGAGCCTAGTGTAACTGTGGTAGTGAGTAACCAAAAGGTATTTGCTCAAGTGAACTATACCACCGCAAATAGCCTCACAATTAGTTTTAGTGATGCTCAAAGCGGTAAAGCATATTTATTGTAATTAAAAAAAAACATAAAGCATGGCAATTAAGTTTCTTGCGGATTTGGACATTAGCGGATCAGAGATCCAAAGCGTAGCCCTAGAAAACCGCACAAGCGATCCATCAAGTGCCTCTACTGGTCAGATCTATTTTGACACTGGATCAAACGAGGTTAAGATCTACGATGGATCAAATTTCATTGTAGTAGGTAAAACCTACTCAGCAGGTAATGGTATCTCTCTTTCTGGTACTGCATTTAGTGTAGCAGGTGGAGATGGTCTTACTCAAGAGGCATCAGGTCTAAAGGTAGATAGCACTGTTATCCGTACAACTGGCGCACAGACTAAGGCAGGGAATATGACATTCTCTAACAATGTTACTATTACTGGTAACTTGACTGTGAATGGTACACAAACCATTTTGAACACTGCGGAACTAGCAGTAGAGGATACTAACATTGAGTTGAACTCTGGATCTAGTGAGGGTGCTGATAGTGGTATCTCTGTAAACAGAGGTCAAGGCGAGGATGTACCTCAATTATTGTGGGATGAAAGTGCCTCTAGATGGACATTTACAAACAACGGGAGTACATTTTACAATATACCCCTCTCCACAGAGTACAACAATTTCACATACACCCTACCAACTGCCAGTGCATCTACTCTGGGTGGTGTTAAGATTGGTTCTGGTATTACTATTACCAATGGTGTTATTAGTGCAGATAGCCAGACTGCTAATGACTTTACTGATGCGTTACTTACCAAACTTAATGGTATTGCTACTGGTGCTGATAACTACTCTAGTTGGACTGTATCTGATGGTACAAATAGTGAAACCGTAGGATCTGGTGCTACTGTACAATGGCGTGGTTCTGGTGCTACCTCAGTATCTTACGATGCTGAAAGCAACACTTTTACCATCTCTAGCACAGATACTAACACCAATACTCAGCTCTCAAAAGAGACTGTGCAGGATTATGTAGGAGAGATGCTTACTGGTAACACTGAGACTAACATCTCTGTTACCTATGATGATGCTAACAATAAGATCAACTTTGTAGCTACCGATACGAACACCCAGTTAAGCACTGAGGCAGTTCAAGATATTGTGGGTGCAATGTTCCAAAGCAACACTGAAACCAGAATTACTGCCACTTATCAAGATACAGATGGCACTATTGATCTTGTAGTAGATGATCAAAGCTACACACTACCTACTGCTAGTGGAGATATACTAGGGGGTATCAAAGTGGGTACAAACCTAAGTATCAATGAGGAGGGTATATTGAGTTCTACCGACACTAACACTCAGCTTAGTAATGAGCAAGTGCAGGATATTATTGGTGCGATGGTAACTGGCAATACTGAGACTAACATTAGTGTAACTTACAATGATAGTACTGGTAAGCTAAATTTCTCTGCCACTGATACAGATACTACATACAGTGCAGGAGATGGTCTTAGCCTTAGCGGTACTACCTTTACTAATGCTAACGCTTACTACGCAGTAGATTTTACTGCTGATGGTGGAGATTATGAGGTTACTACTGAGACTAGCTCTGTTCGTGTACCTGCTATTGTTCAGCTTTTAGATAGCACTGGGCGCATGGTATTACCAGATGTCGTACAAGATGCTACTAACGCAAAGTTTGTACTTAAATCAGTGCCTACTGGAGATTACTCTCTAGTTATCATGGGGCGTAGAGGTTAATATATAATTTGATTTATTTTTAGGTTATGGCGATTAAGTTACTAGGAGATCTAGATGTTACTGGATCAATGAATATAACGGCATCTGATGTGCCTAACCTTTCAGCAAGTAAGATTACGAGTGGTACTTTAGGTACTGCTCGTATTCCGAACTTGAGCGCATCTAAGATTACTAGCGGTACTCTGGGTACTGCTCGTATTCCAGATCTATCTGCTACCTATGCTTTAAGTGGGCATAACCACTCTGGCACATACGACAATTATAGCTCATGGCGCATGTCAGCTAACAATGTCGTAAACACCGTAAACTCTGGAGATACCGTTACTATAACGGCAGGAGATAATGTTACCATAGAGCATGATAGTGGCAACATTACAATAAGTTCTACGGACACTAACACTAATACCACCTATTCCGCAGGTAGTGGTCTAGATCTGTCTGGAACTACTTTTAAGGTAGAGACTGATCTAAGAGATGGTATTACTCATGTAGGTGTAAGCACATCAAACTACATCACTTTTGACAATACTAATAACCGCATAGATTTTTATGCAGGTGGTGTGTTTGTAGCAAGGCTTGAGAGTGATGGGGATTTACATGTTAAAGGCGATGTGATCGCAGTAAGCAATATATTCTAATGGCATTACAGAGTAGTGGACAAATAAGCATATCTGATATAAAGACAGAGTTAGGGAGTTCTAGTGGCTCTCTAACTACTCTGTCTACTACCGCAGGTAAATCTGCACCTCATGGCATGAAAGAATTTTATGGCTATACTCATAGCACATGGAGTAATGACTATGCCCTAGACTATGATGGAGTGAATGACTATGTAAGAGGATCTTTAAGCTCACACCCATCTCAAGAGTTTAGTATTAGCATGTGGGTAAGGAATGATGAAAGCTCAAAACGAAATTTGGCATTGTACTGTACGGTGCATACTGAAAACAATGCTACAAACGGTAGGTTTTTGTGGTTTTATAATGCCACTTATAACCGTTTGATAGTCCAGTTTTTAAAACAAATCAATGGAGTAAATAAAACATACCAAAGAGCGTACCCCCTTCATGATAGTACAAACAGTTCCACAAGTGGAGTGTCAAACTCAGGTACTGGATGGGTAAGCTCACAAAGAGGTAATACCGATAGCGATGGCTTTACGCATTTGATGGTCTGTATTGACCAAACTGAAAGCCTTAGTACCAATGGTATTAAAACATATTGGAATGGCACTGAGCTTACTTATAGTGTGGGTAATAACTCTCACTTTACTACTGCTGAGGTAACTCACAATTACCTAGAGATAGGTGGTAACTATGGCAATACTGCGCCTAATACTATCTGGGATGGTGTCATAGATGAGGTGTATCTCTACGATGCTAAACTTTCCTCAAGCAATGTAAGTACGATCTATGGCTATGGCAGAGATAGTGAAAATGTATTTACTACCAATTTTGAGACTGCATGGCGCATGGAGAATGATGTTACTGATGAAAGTGGTATAAGCAGTATGAGTAATAATGGTGCAACCTTTATATCTAGTCCATAATGTATTACTTACTTACCAAAACCCAGTACGCTCTAATAGCTGAGAGCTTGAGCCACAGTCCTGCATGGTCTTTAGACAATGGCAGGTGCATAGCTCATGTAGATAACGGAATAGAGATCCCAGAATACGAGCTTGTATTTGAGGATAAAGATGCAGTAGATGTCTGGAAATATATGCCCTCAGAGGTAGGGCATTGGGAACTCACAGATGAGGACAACTTTTTTAATTTATAAACACTAAACAAAATGGCAAAAGCTAAAAAACTAACCAAGAGAGAGCATGAGAACCTAATAAAAGCCCTACAAGATGTGCAAGGGTGGAAGCAAGAGGCAATGGCTAAGTATCAAGAGCTAAGCGATCTACAACGCAAAGAGTGGATGGCTATGGAAAAGCTAGATAAGCTCAGTGTCAAACTTGAAAAAAAATACGGTTCAGTAAACATTGATATAGAAAGCGGAAATATAACAGAGGATGAGCAACAAGTACCCAGTACAAACGCCAAGTAGAACCAGTCCAACTGGAGGGCGTAGAGGATGTTTATGTAGACATAAAGACATATACCTAATTGAGTGTTGTAATGGAGACATTATGGCGCAGGGTATTGGTTCAGCCTACATACAAACTCCAGATGAATAAGCAGGAATACCATGAAGCTATCAAAAAACCTTTCACTTGCGGAAGTGATGAGATCTGCCACTGCTCAGAGGCATGGAATTGTAAACGAACCAACCCCAGAGCATTTGCAGAACTTGATGCGTATAGCAGAGCATATATTTCAGCCCACAAGAGATTTTTTAGGCAGTCCATTGTTCGTGTCCTCTGGCTACCGATCAGAGCGATTAAATCAGCTTATAGGTGGATCTCACAAATATGTAGATGGTAAATACATAGCAACCTCTCAGCATTGTAAAGGTCAAGCATTAGACCTAGATCAAGGAGATGAGAACTGGATAGTATTCAATTACATCAAGCTAAACCTCAACTTTGATCAACTGATCTGGGAATTTGGAGATGAGCCATGTGTAGGGTATGCTACTGGACTGTGCAACCCATCATGGGTGCATGTGAGCTATGTTAGCCCAGAGAAAAATAGAAACCAGATCCTTGTAGCTTACAAATACAAGGGTAAAACCAGTTACCGAGTATGGAGCGATCAAGAGGTTTAAAACGAGTTAAGGAACTGCTCCTATACTCTGATAGTGAGCCTAATGAGGTATTGATTGGATTATGCCATCTGATCTGCCTACCGTTAGCATTAGCAACAGATTTTCAGAACCCTAGTTATATACTTATAGCAGGGGCTTTAGGAGCAGGAGGTTATCAGCTTTGGTCAGCTTTATGGAGTGGGTGTCTATCTCACAGATTAAGAGCTACCCAGATTGCCTCCATAGTAGCATTGGCTACATGTGAGAACCTTTGGGCTGAGGGGCTATTGATGGGTAGCAGAACTGGGTGGGTACTAATTCTAGTATTTGCCATCTGGAATGTGATCAGAGTAACAAAAGAGAAACTAGCAAGGAAGTTATAAATATGGATAATGGGGTAGTTCAAATTCTAGTTACCGTACTAACGGTTCTGGGTAGCGCAGGAATTTGGAAATATATGGAGGCAAGGCTCAAGGCAAAAGCCACAATGAATGAGCAAGATCTGGCACAAAACGATACCGTACAATTCCGAGATGACCTAAAACAGAGAGTTCTCCGATTGGAAACCTTGCTAGAGGAGAGCAACGCCCAAGTGATTACACTAACGGCAAAAGTAGGTAGACTGGAAACTGAGGTACTCTATTTGACCAAAGAAAACGAGAGGCTCAAAAATGTCAGATAGCTTTGCCGATTTTGTAGCGGAACTGGAAACCGCTAACCAACCAGTAGCATGTACAATAGATAACCCAGAGTGCGAGGCGTGTGGCTCGTAAGTATTGTGCAGTAGAGCCAAAAGAGTGCAACTGTAAAAACAACTGCAATGGGAAACCCACTAACAAGGATCTTAAGCGGAGGCGCAAAGGAAACGATAGAGGCAGTAGCTAATGTTGTAGATAAGTTCGTAGCCACTCCAGAGGAGAAAGCTGAGATGAAAGCTAACATTGAGGCTGAGATCAGCAAGAGGTGGAAAGCTGACATGCGGAGTGATAGTTGGTTAAGCAAGAATGTAAGACCACTAACACTGATCACAGTGGTAGGCTTTCTGGTAGTGTGTACTTTCTTTGATGGTATGGGTATGCTTTCTGTTGATGAAAGTTGGATAAGTTTATGGAATATGTTATCAGTTACGGTAGTAGGTGGTTACTTTGCAGTACGATCTCTAGACAAAAGAGTTTAGGTGTTGTAATTGGTTAATAATTAGGGGGGGCTTACGCTCCCCTTTTTTTTTGCTTATATAGATATATATAGATATATATATATAAGGGGGTATATAATACCCCTATTTATATATATATATAGATTATAAAAAAATATATATAAGGGGATTGTGCAAAACTTGTTTTCAACAAAAGTTGTGAGTATCTGATATAATTCTATTTTAGTGCTTATTAACCAATTCATGTAAAGATGGATAAGATTTATTTTGAAAGGGCAAAGCACATGGCATGGCTCATGAGCAAGTGTCCACCTACTAAGGTAGGAGATCTATTTGAGAGCCTTGAGGGGCTTACACCGCACCAGTATTTTGATGTAATGCAATGGGCATTTAACCAGACTACTGCATCCAACCCTGCATTTTCGGATGTCTGGATTGATCGTTTGATTGTAGAGGCACAGATTGAAACCCATAATTTATCGTTATGACCGAGCAGTATGTAGAGATCCTAGAGGCTGAGGTACAAGCCCTACGGACTAGGCTAGAGCATGTAATGAGATGGATTTACAGAGATCAGATGCTAACGGCAGAGATCAGTAAGGAGACAGTAGATTTAATGATTAAACAGTACATAGCCAGTTATGAAGCCGATCAACAGTCAGAAAGACATCAATTACCCTAAGAGCTATGAGTGCAATAGACAAACAATACATGACCACTTATACATCCACTTTGGATGGAGGCTCAAGTTTACCCACTGGAGCATCAAGCAAGGAAAGCAACGCTAACCCTACGCCTAGTTATTACATTGGTCATTACAAGGGCATAGAGGCATTTGATGTGTGTATGGACTTTGCCAGAGATAGTTATAACATTGGCGTGGCAATAGCCTACTTGCTTAGGGCAGGTAAGAAACTGGATAACCCAGTTGAGAACGATCTACGCAAAGCTATTGACCACATTCAAAAGGAACTAGAGTACATTGCCTATGACACCGAAAAGAGTAGAACTGGAACTGATCTTACCAAAGACCATTTCCCTAAATAGCTTATACAGTGGTAAACATTGGACATACCGTAAGAAAGTTAAAGATGCGTATAAGAAAGAGATCATCTCCGCACTTGAGGGTTATGACCTTTATCATGCGGAATATATCCACATTGCCATTGCTTATAATAGTAGGCTTGATGTGGATAACAATGTACTTATTTCAAAGTTTGTTGCTGATACTCTTGTTGATCTGGGATATATTGATGATGACAGTCCTAGATATTACAGAAAGCTCAGCATCCTATTTGACCAAGAGGTTACAAGAAATTTTTGTATCTGTAAAGTAATTATGTTTAACCCGATCTTAAAAACACCAAAGACATGAAAGAGATCAAACAAAGCACCGTTAGTAAGGTAGTACCTACTAACAAACCATACGAGAGCCAGTACGGTACACTGTATGGATTTTACATCACTTTCGCCAATGGCGATAATGGTAAGTACAATAGCAAAAGCCCAGACCAGACTAAGTTTGTAGTAGGGCAGACTGCTCACTATGAGTACATACCTAATGACTATCAAGGTAAGACCTACTATACGGTCAAGCCAATTAACCCAGAGTTTTCTAGGAATGAGACTGCACCGCTAAACGATGTTAAGCCAACTACTCATGCTCCTAACTCAAAGGATGAGTTGATTGTGCGCCAGACTGCATTAAAGGCAAGTGCTGAGGTAGGGGGCAAGGATCTGGAAACGATCCTCTCTAATGCTCAAATTATGGCTGACTGGGTTCTGGGCAACAAGGCACAGAAAATACCAGTAGCTCATGCTGATCACTTTGCCGATAGAGAGAAAGTGAAAGTAACAGAGCAGGTAGCTGAGGATGGGCTACCATTTTAGTCTTATAGGAGGGGGGCATTGCTCCTCTCCTTTTTTTAACCAATACACACTGAAACTAATGAGTATAGTAAGCTATGCCGATTTAACTGGGAATTTAGATAAGGTCAGAACTGGTAAGCGCAAAATGGGCTACAAGTTTGGACACTCAAAGCTAGATGACCATTTTCAATTTAAGAGGGGAGAGTTTGGGATCTTTTTAGGTCATGCCAATGTGGGTAAAACCACAGTAGTATTATACCTCATGGTATTGCAGTCTATCAAAAACGGAATGACATGGCTAGTCTTTAGCACTGAGAACACACCGCTAAGTATAGCCACTAAGATCTGTGAGTTCTATCTGGGTAAGATCCTCAAGGGATGTGATCAAGCTGAGATGCAAAAGGCGATCCTTTTTATGCAGGGGCATTTTAGGATCATTGATACAGAGAGCAAGATGTACACCTACCGAGATCTGATAGATGAGGCAGATGAGCAATACATGACTGAGAGGTTTGATGGTTTCATGATAGATCCATACAACTCCCTAGCCAAAGATAGAGACATGTACAGAGACTTAGGAGGACATGAATACGATTATGAGGTAGCCACTGAGTTCCGTAATTACTGCAAGGATAACAAGGTTAGCATCTGGCTATGCGCCCATGCGGTTACTGAGAGCTTGAGAAAAAAGCATCCGCAGGGGCATGAGTTTGCAGGGCATCCTATTCCATGTAGCATGAGCGACATTGAGGGGGGTGGTAAGTGGGGCAACCGCAGTGATTTTTTTTGCGTGATCCATAGGTACACAATGTCTCCAACGGACTGGATGTACAGTGAGATCCATGTTAAAAAGATCAAAGAGGTGGAGACTGGTGGCAAACCCACTAGCCTAGATTTCCCGATCCGCATGAGATCACTACCGAGCAATGTAGGTTTTGAGATCGGAGGGGATAATTTAATTGTTAAAAAAGAAACTAAGCAGGGGGGTTTCCCTTTCTAGAATATGAATTACCTTGAAGCAAGGCAGTTAGGAATGGGCAAGAGCATGACATTATTGTGGCTTAGAACCAAGAGCAGAGATCTCATGGAGATAGCCAATGCCATAAAACCAGATCCAGAGGCAGATAAGGATAGCCCAGAGTGGAACATCTTTTTAGACCTGCTCTCAGTCTATGGGGCTATTGATGCTTGTATAGATATGGTAGAGGAGACAGAGGCAATAATTTGGGAAGCCCAAGCCGAGAACGCTAAACACAAATTAACCATCCAACAATTACACAGAAAGCTGAAAGTTTACGAGGATCAATTTGATCTACTGGATGAGGACTTAGAACTAAGAGACAATGATTAGAACTACTAAGAGACTACAAATAGAGTACGATCACTACAAGGATGTATTTAATGTGGGTAATGATAGAAAAAAACACAATGTACTATTCCGACATGCTTTTATGGTAGCATCCAGAGAGCTATACACATGTCAAGCTATTGGCGATGTGGTGGGCAGAGATCATGCCACCGTAGTACATGCAGAGAGAAACCATGAGATGAATTACCGCTTTATTGCCGAGTATAGGCAGGGTTATCACTTTGCTACTAAACAGATCCAGAAACTTGCAGAGATGATGGATGAGGTTTACCCCGACACTAAAACCATGTATGTAACCGAGAATATAAGACTGCGCCAGTTGGTGCAGGAATTACAAGAGAAACTTAACGCACAAAACAATGAATTTTGCGATAGACCTAGCACCGCTAATGGGGTTTCTAGTAGGGATAAACTACTGGAACTCCAAGATGGATGATGACTACGAACAACCCACCTACCACAGTTTACAGATCTGCCTAGCAGTTTTTGCACTGGTAGTAACATGGCAGACTAATGAGGTGGCTTAACATTATAGCCTCTCAGCATAGTGAGTGGGTAAGCCTTGCCTTGCGCTTTGGCGCAGGGAATGAGGCTGAGGATATGGTGCAGGAGATGTACCTACACCTCAACAAGTACATCAAAGATCCTAGCACCATCATCAAGGATGGTAAGGTAAACAAAGCCTTTATTTGGGTAGCCTTACGAAACCTTATCCGATACCGCCAGAAACGAGATAGCAAAGGAGTAGTGTCCTACTACGATCAACTCTACGATCCAGTGGCAGAGCCATACGATCATGAGGAGGCAGAAGCCTTTGAAACCCTAATAGACAATATCTACGATAGCACTGATGACCTCCATTGGTACTACGGTGCTATGTTTAAACTCTACTTTACCACAGATCAGAGCATGAGGAATATATCAGAGGGGAGTAGGATCTCCCTCAAAAACATATTTGAAACGATTAAAAAAACTAAGGAGCATGTCAAAGAAAACACCCAAGAGGACTACCAAGACTACAAGAACCAAGACTACGAACACATCAAAAGGATTAGGAGACACCGTAGAAAAGATCACTAAAGCAACTGGGATCAAGGCGGTGGTAGATGCCTTTGCTGATGCTACTGGTATTGACTGTGGATGTGATGCTAGAAAGGAGAAACTCAATGAGATTTTCCCCTACAAGAAAACAGAGATCCTATGCCTTGAGAGAGATGAGTACGATACGCTTGACCGTTTCTTTGCTCAGTTTAATGGCAATGAGATTAAGGAGGAGTGGCAAGAGCCTTTGAGCTTGATCCATGCTAGAACCTTTCAGCATAAAATGTACATACCCTGCACATGTAGCCCTAGAGAGTGGAAACGCCATATAGATGATCTGAGAGGGTTATATGGAGCGTATGAGATTGACTAAACTACTCATGGCGTGGCTATTTGCTAATGGGCATGAGTTTATAGATGTACAAGAGGGGGTGGGGATGACCACCCAAAGGGATGGTAGGATCTGGAAATTTGATCTCTCTGGTAACTATGGAGGTATGCAGGTTAAGTTCAAAAACATGGTGTTCTACTTTTACCAAGATGGTAAGCTACTAACTCAAACCGATCTGAATGAGTTTACATAATTACCTAAAGAATAGCCTCAAGCTATCGCCAGAGAGATTGGCACATGTCAAAGAGATGGGTAAACATGCAGAGAACCTATTTCAAGAGCTAACCAATGCCCAGAAAACTGAGGGGGATGATGATAAAAAGCACATAGATTTTATTACCCAGAACGGTGCTAAGGTAGATGTCAAAGGCTTAAAGCGATCACATGAGTATGGCTACATACTGATAGAGATGCAAAACAGATGGGGGTATCATGGGTGGTGTGCTAAGCAGAGCAAGGCTGAGTACATTGCTTTTTTGTTCCCAGAGGGTTTCCATGTGTTCCAGAAAGATCAGCTAAGAAAACGCACCCTAGAGCTTTGTGAGCCATATACTGGAGAGGTACATAGGCAGTACCATGTTAAGTGCTATGAGATGCCCAATGTCTGGTTAGGTAGACCATACTCTCAAGATGTGTTTACCTACATACGCTTGAGTGATGTTGAAAACTTGATACTGGGTACTATTGAATTACCAGATAATTAACTAACTTTAGTGAGTTATTAACCAATACATATTCACAATGGTAAGTAGATTTACAACCAACCCTAGTACCAAGCTAACGCATGTGTGGTCTTTTTGGGCGCACGATGTACCGAGAGATGATAACTCTGGACACTTTACAACACACACCTACCTAGACACTCAAACTGGTCAGCAATGGCTTAGAGTGTTCAATGATACCTTTACCTACGATAAGGTATTCCATGATAAGTATGAGTATGCTCGTTTTGTCATGGCAAAACAGATGGGTACAGATGGATAACATGCACCAATTTAAAAGGATTGCCAATGCGTTACTGCGGAGGCAATTCCCTTTTAAGCCCCAACGCACCGCATGGGTAGCTAAGATGTGGGCAAGGTATTATCGTAAAACCAGAACGAGATGACACCAGAAAACGCAGTACATAAAGCCACCCAGATCTTTGATGATCCTACGATCTCAGATAAGGATAAGGTAGATGACCTGCTCTGGATTGATGCCCAGATCTACCAGAACTTGGGCAGTGCTAGTTTAGGATCAGACAAAGACAAAGCCAAAAGAGCATCTGCATGTATATACCGTTTCATCAAGGCTATTGATACTGAGAAAGGGCAGAGGTTTCTAAACGCATTAGGCTACACCAGATGATTACAGTAAATAGTTTATCTGGGGGTAAGACCTCATCCTATATCGCTAAGCATTACCCTGCTGATTACGATGTGTTTTCCCTCGTAAGGGTAGAGGATGAGAACTGTAAGTTCCCAGATGAGAAAATACGCAAAGAGGTAGAGGATAGACTACAAGCTCCTTTTGTCGGTACGGTAGAGGATGATACTATTATCTACACCATGTTAGATCTGGAGCAGTTTATAGGCAGGGAGATCTCATGGGTAACTGGGATCACATTTGATGAGGTGGTGCGTAGTAAGGGTGGGTGGCTACCTAACATGCTACACCGCTACTGCACCACTAACCTAAAGCTCATGCCTATATTCCACTGGTGGCATAGTAACATAGGAGAGCCAGTTGAGATGCGTATAGGCTTTAGAGCTAACGAGCAGAGGAGAGCCAAAAAGATGATAGAGCGTAAAAACGAGAACGGTCTACTAGAGATTAAAGCCACAGTAGAGAAACACTCTAACGGCAGAAACAAGTGGGAAACATTTGAGTGGCAGTCTCCCTCCTTTCCTCTGATCCTAGACAATGTGTACAAGGATAATGTAGAGGAGTATTGGAAAGATAAACCAGTACGCTTTGCATGGATGAATAATTGTGTAGGGTGCTTTCATAGGAATGAGATCCTGCTCAAGAAAATGTTTGAAAAACACCCTAACAAAATGCAGTGGTTTTCTGACCAAGAGATAGGCAGAGGAGGTAAGGGTACATGGAAAAACGGTATAACCTATGAAGCTATTAAAGAATACAAATTGCAGTTTGAGCTATTTGATGATGAATTTGATGAGTGCGATAGTGGCTACTGTGGATTATAACAAGGATGAATGGAGGCATATAAATTAGGGGCGGTATTACTAGGCTAATTTATGTAGCAAGGGGGGTTCAACTCCCCCCCATCCTACAAAACACCAAAGAGAAATGAAATATTTTACAGAAAAAGAAGTGCAAGATTTTAAGGATGGTAGTATAAACTACCCTTATATAGTGGTAGAAAAAGAACAACACGAGGTAATTGAGGTCAGCGAAATAGTTAGTATTGGTGGTATGGCTAATAATAACGGCATACCTACTGAAATTGAAATACAAGTACACACTAAAAACGAACCGACTAAACACCTTAAATATCGTTTAGTTCAGTAGTATTGTGCCTAATACCTTTTATAAAGCATATAAGAAAACCTTTAACACCAAAGAGAGATGAAAGAGAAAACAATTACACTACTTAATGGAGAGCAGTGGGATCAAGCCGAGATCGTAGAGAGAGCTTACGAGGATGAGTTCTACTATGGTTATCTGGGCAAGAACGCCCTCAGTAGCTCTAACATCAAAAAGATCTTAGACAGTCCTAAGACCTACTACAACCTCATGCAATATGGGGATGAGACAAATAGCCAAGCTCTAAGAGATGGCAGACTGATCCACATGATGGTACTAGAACCCCATAGGATCAATGAGCTTGTATTTGCAGATGTCTCTACTAAGACCACCAAAAAGTGGAAAGAGATGAGTGCAGAATACCCTAACCACATCCTATACACAGAGAAAGAGAAAGCTAATGCAGAACGCCTAGCAGATGCCATCCTCAAGAATGAGACTGCCAGAGGTCTACTATCAGACAGTAAGTTTGAGGTAGCCCAAGTGGATCACATAGAGGGGTATGCCTTTAGAGCTAAAGCTGACATACTCAAAAACAATGGAGGCATAGTAGATCTGAAAACCACTAGCGACCTCCGCAATTTTGTGTACTCCAGTAGAAATAAGTGGCACTACGATGTACAAGTGTACATTTACTGTCAGCTATTCAACTGCGATTACTCAGACTTTCAGTTCCTAGTCATTGACAAAGCCTCATGCGATATAGGGGTGTACACCTGCTCCCCAGAGTTCTACAACAAGGGGGAGAGCAAGGTGTTATATGCCCTGCAACAATATGTAGACTTTTTTGAGGGTAAATCCCCAGAGGAGGTGCAAGAGATGCTACATGATTACACCATAATAGGAGAGCTATGACACTAAAGAGAATAAGCAGGAAAGCTAGACACCTAGCATACCTACGCCAGACACTCAGAGAGCTACGCTACGACACTATCAATACGGTTCTGGTATGTTCACACCTAAACAACCTAGATGATGCCACAGAACACCTATTAAACAATGCTAGACTGATACGCAAATATGAACGCAGGAGAAAATGGCTCAGACTGTAATACTGGTTATTTACCTTGCCCTCATTGTATGGGCATTAAAGACCGCACAAAAGGAATAATAGAACTGTGCCAGAGAGATCTGGACACTTACGGCATTGAGTACGAGTGATAGCGTACTTAATATGGTTTATTGGTTTTAAGACTACTATCACTAGGGGGGTGTACTACACATCCCCCTTTTTTTTGTTCTATGTAAAACTAACATGATTTAACATGCCATTTCAAAAAGGAAATAGTCTGGGGGGTAGACCTAAAGGCGTAGCTAATAAATCTACTCAACAGATCAGAGATGCCTACCATAAACTCCTAGAGGATAACTTAGATAACATGAGCAAGTGGTTAGCGGATGTAGCAGGAGATGATCCCAAACAAGCTCTGGATCTAATGCTCAAGTTGAGTGAGTACATGATCCCTAAACTAGCAAGGCAGGAGATAGTAGGTAATGATGGAGAGGATCTATTCAAAAACATTACCCTCCAGTTTGGAGATTGGAAAGAGTAATAAGTAAGGGTATAGCCTTACAATGTTTTCACAAAAGTAAGGTAATAGTGTTACAAACAAACACATGAATATAACTGCATTTACACCACACCCTAAACAGAGGGATCTACTAGAGGGCGTGATCAATGGATCAGAGAAGTACCACATAGCATCCATAGGGAGGCAGTTTGGTAAATCTCTCATGGCTGAGAACCTAGCTCTTTACTGGGGGGTTAATGATGCACCATGCAAGATCCTCTGGGTGTCTCCAGTCTACTCTCAAGCTACTAAGGTGCAGAAAGAGCTGATGAGTGCCATAGGGGGTACACCACTGGTACGCCAGAACAATTACTCCACCAATGAGATAGAACTAGCCACTGGCAGTACGATCTACTTTAGATCGGCAGAACGCTACGACAATATAAGGGGGATGACCTTAGACTATTGTATAGTGGATGAGGCAGGGTACATTAAGGATGATGCGTGGAGGGAGGCGATCAAGCCTACCCTACTGGTAAGAGGTAAAAAGGTGCTATTCATATCTACCCCTAAAGGCAAGAACTGGTTTTATGACATGTACCAATATGGTACATCTCCAGACTACCCCAACTACCGAGCGTATAAGGGCAGTAGCTATGACACCCCCTTTATAGATCCTAAAGAGATAGAGGAGGCTAAGAGGACAGTACCAGAGAAAGTATTTCAGCAAGAGTACCTAGCTGAGTTCATAGATGGAGGGGGAGAGGTGTTTGCCAACCTCAAAGACATAGCCACCCTACACACCTACCCTAGACCAGAGGGCAAATGCTATGCAGGTCTGGATATAGGTAGGCAAGAGGATTACACAGTGCTGACCATCATGGATCAGAAAGGCAGGGTAGTAGACATCTACCGAGATAACCGTATGCAGTGGAGCAGTATGGTATCAGAGGTGCTGATCAGACTAAAGCGGTTTAATGCCTCATGCTTAGTAGAGGTCAATGGGGTAGGAGATCCTATATACGAGCTGATCAAAAGACAGTACCAAGATACCCACCCCTTTACCACTAGCCATCAGAGCAAGAATGAGATTATAGAGGGGCTTATTATTGATACAAACGAGGGGGGGATCTGTATTCCTAATGAGACATTATTCCCACACCTCTACCAAGAGATGGGCTACTTTACATACGAGTATAGCCCTAAGACTAGGAACATTAGATACGGACACCCAGTAGGGCTACATGATGATACAGTGATGAGCCTAGCCCTATGTAACTACCACAGAAAAAAGAATAGAACCTATGGCACATACGCAATTAGATAACTATACAGTGATGTTCCCAGAGAGCATCAATGAGCTGACAGTAGAGCAGTACCAGAGATACCTAAAGGTAGACACTGAAAACCTAACCTTTCAACTACTCAAGGCTAGTGAGATCTTTCTGGGCATACCCCTCAAGGTAGCCCTCTCAGCTCAGAGCGATGGTTTCTTTAACATGATGGCACAGTTGCTAGAGATGATCGGAGCAAAGCAACCCCTTACCCCTATTGTAGAGTACAATGGTAAGGAGTACGGATTTATACCACTGCTAGAGGAGATGAGCTTAGGGGAGTACATAGATCTGGATGAGTACCTACCAGACATGCAGAGCCTCCATAAAACAGTAGGGGTACTATACAGACCGATCACTCAGCGTATAGGCAGTAGGTACACCATTGAACCCTATGAGCCTAACGATGGCTTTAAGGATTTCCCTCTGGGGGTAGCACTGGGGGCTATGGTTTTTTTTTGCGATTTAAGCAGGGAGTTATCCGAGATTACCCAGACCTCTTTGGAGATCCAGATGCCGAGCCTACCTACAACCTAACCTCTGAGGGTAATTTTGGTAGAAAGTGGGGATGGCTCTCTAGCGTGGATCATCTAGCGCAGGGGGATGTGAGTAAGTACGACAGTGTTACTAAGCTACCCCTACACCTATGCCTAACCAAGCTAGTGTTTGATGCTGAGAAAAACGATCTAGAGCGTAAGGCAATAGAGAGGGCTAGAATGAGGTAGGGTGTAGTACAGATCAGCCCTAATGTAGTTCTATATACATGGTGTACGACATACTAAACAAGATCAAGAGCATCCTAGATGCTAACGAGCAGATCAACACAGTAACCTATGGGGATATATTTGAAGTTGATCTAAACAAGCAAAGCATATTTCCATTGGCTCATATCATGTTAGGATCTGCTACGATCTCTAACCAGACCATTACCCATACGGTAACGGTCATGTGTATGGATGTGGTAGATGTGGCTAAGACTGATGCAAGAGATGAGGCAGAGCCTTTCTACGGTATAGACAATGAGCAGGATGTACTAAACACTCAGCTCTATGTCATGAATGATCTGATCCAGAACCTCAAGAAAGGAGATCCCTATATGGATGGTTTCCAACTAGAGGGAGATCCATCATGTGAACCCTTTACAGACCGTTTTGAGAACATGGTGGCAGGATGGGGTGCTGACCTAACCATAGTAACCAAAAACAAAGTGAGTATCTGTGGCTAGTCCTATTATCAATGAAGTGATCCAGACTAAGCTCCATGAGTTTGCTAAGGAGGTGGTACGCAAAGCCAAGCTAAACTTGGGTGCTACCAGAACCATCAAGTACAATGATGGCAAGAGCAAGAGGCGCAGGATGGTAGCTACTGGTAAGCTCCAGAACAGTATAGGGTATGTAGTTACCGCAGGAGGTGTACACTCCACTATACAATTTTTTATGGAGACATACGGTTACTACCTAGATGCAGGGGTATCTGGTCTAAAGCACAAAGTTAAGGGCGGTAGCCCATACAAGTATGGTAAGCTCAAGGCTAGTAGCATCTCACATAAAGAGGCTATCTACAAGTGGATCAAAGCCAGAAATATCAAGGCTAGAGATCCAGAGACTAATAGCTTTGTAAAGACCACAGAAGCCAAGCGCAGGAACATGGCTTACTTTATGGCTCGTAAGATCAAAGAGAGAGGTCTACCCAAAACGCAGTTTTTTACAGAGGGCTTTGAGGAGCTATACGATCAGCTCCCTGCTCAATTACAGTTCCTCATAGCAGAGGAGATAGAACAATTTTTAGATAAACTAAACTTACAACCGTAATGCCAACAGTATCTCCTACTGGTTTTGTGGGCAGTAAAAGCCCAGTGATCATTACCTACACCAATACTGCGGTGCAGGAGTTCACTGGTGTTACCCTCAAGATTTTTATCTGGGATGGGGAGTTCAATGCTAGACCTAGTACCCCCACCTTTACCATAGAGCGCAATAGCAACTTTCCTAGCACAGAGTTCTATGCAGATATAAGCCACTTTCTCAATGAGTACATAGAGTACAATACCGCTAACCTAGATGATAAGGTAGTGGCTAATGTAGCAGATGGCATGGTACAATGGTGTCAGGTGCGCTATGAGATGGAGTACACTAATACCGATGGAGACAGTGCTACCCATAATGGCTACTGGGATGCGTTCCTATTCTCTGGCGGTTACTCCTACTTTGAGGATGGGGCTAACTACCATTACCAGTACGGTATTCTCATGGCTGATGCAGAACGCTATGTAAGCGTGAATGATGTCATGACCATGCCTCTATGGATGAACCCATTAGAAGCCTTTGGAGATGATGACTGGAACTTGGCAGAGGATGTATGGAACCAGATTACTACCAACTGGAACGCTGAGAGTGAGGTAGGAGGAGAATACGGCAATAACCCAAACCCTTAACGATATGGCAGTAGATATTAAAGTAAAGGTAACGATGTCGGATGCCACAACCTTTACCCATACGATCAGCATAGATCAAGGCGATGCTAACGAGGCAGTGCGCCAGTTTCCATGTGGAGTACCTAACCTTACCCAGTTTATAAGAGATCAACAGATTGACAATGTAAGCAACCCAGAGGACATGGACTGGTATAGGATAGATCTCATGTCTGGTACTGAGGTAGTAGATAGCCGTAAGTTCTATGTTACATGTGAGCCTAAACATGATCCAGTACACATAGCTTTCATTAACAAGTTTGGCATGTGGGATTACTGCACTTTCTTTAAGCGATCAGAGGATAACTACACTGTGCAGAATGAGCAGTACAAGGCGATCACTGGAGAGGTGGTGTCTGGTGCATACAGTATAGACAAAGCCAACCCTCAGTACCGTAAGTACAATATCAAGAGCAAGAAAACCAAAACCCTAAACACTGGATGGGTAGGGGAGGATCATGCAGAGCTAATGAAGCAGTTACTCCTGTCTGATAGGGTGCTAATACTATCAGATGATCGTACAGTAACACCATCTGGCACTGGAGAGCAAAGGCAATACACCTACACCCAAAACGGTGTGGCAGTCAATGTGGTAACGAACTCGTTACAACTGCAAAAGCATGTGAATGAGCGCATGATCAACTACACCATAGAGATAGAGTACGCATTTGATGATTTGAACATAGCACTATAATGAAGCAGTTAGAGCTATACATATCTAACCAGAGGATTGATCTGCATGAGGGAGAGAACATAGAGCTAGTGATCTCAGCCCAAAAGGTGCAGGATCTAAGCAAGGTGTATGGAGACTACTCTCAGAGCTTTACCGTACCTGCAACGCCTACCAATAACAAGGTGTTTAAGCACTACTACGCAGTAGACCTCAGTAATGGTCTAGATGCTAACACTAGGCTACCTGCCTTTGTACAGATCAATACCTTTCTGTACAGATCTGGAGTGGTAGAGCTAGAGGGTGTGCAGATGGAGAACGGTAGACCTAAAGCCTACATGATCGCTTTCTATGGAGAGAACACTAGCCTAAAAGATAAGTTAGGCGAGGCTAAACTAGCTGACCTAGATCTATCAGCATTTGACCACCTATACTCTGACTACAACCGCAAGACTGGTTTTGAGGGAGGCTATGCCTCTGGCACTAGCTCTAGCGTGATCTACCCTGCTATTAGCTCAGTGGATGACTGGTTCTACAACTCTAATAGCTCTAGTCATGGGGATAATAACATAGCCTACCACACTACTAACGATGTGCATGGTATAGAGGCTTTCATGCTAAAACCTGCACTCAAGGTTAGCAAGATCGTAGAGGCTATTGAGGCTGATTACGGTGTTACTTTTAACAGTACCTTTTTTGGCACTAACAAGTTTACGGATCTGTACATGTATCTCAATGCTAAAGAGGGATATATATTTAGTGAGATTGGTACGGACTACACCAACTTAGTGGAGTACACCCTACCTGCCAGTAACACTAACCCAAGACTTATTTACAGTGTAGATGTGGCTACCTTGCAATACCAGATTGTGTTTACGGTCAATGATGAGGTAGTGGGTTCGTACACCAATAATGCCAACTCTAATAACCAAGTGTTTGTATTTAGCCAACATGCAAGTGCAGGGGATGTACTGGGTGTGCAGTTAAGAGGGCTGAATGGTAGGTTTACTGAGATAGATGATTTTACATGGCAATGGTATAACAATACAACACCTCTAGGTAGTCAGAATAGTTTGGGTAGTGGATATAACCACACCCCTCAACTGACTATTAGCGAGGTAATGCCAGATCTCAAGGTGTCTGAGTTCCTATCTGGGCTGATCTCTATGTTTAACCTAGTGATCCACCCTACCGCTAAGGATGTGTACGACATAGAGCCTCTAGATGATTGGTTTGCTGAGGGTACTACGCATGAACTTACAGAGTATGTAGACATATCTAAGCACACCATGACCAAGCTACCTCTACACAACCGTATAGAGATGAAGTACCAAGAGCCAGAGGCGATCATCAATTCACAGTTTGTACTAAATAACCAGATAGGGTATGGGGATCTACGCACTGATTTTGATTTTGATGGGGAGGAGCTAGTGATAGAACTACCTTTTGAGAACCTGCTTTTTGAGAGCTTAACGGATGAGGCTACGAACACACTAACCAATGTGCTAGTAGGTAAGTGCTTTGACCGAGAATTTAGCCCAGTGGCAAACAAGCCCATGCTATTCTATCGCTCTGGCACTATTGATATAACCGATAACCCTATTAACTGGATCAACAGTTACCTCAGCAATAGCCAAGTGAACACCATACACCACTGCCAAGCGGTACACACCTCTGGCTTTAGCTTAAACTTTGGAGCTGAGGTAGATCCTTTGGCACTAGACATTGAGGAGAACGGTCTGTATAAGACCTACTATGAGGACTACATTACGGATCTATACGATAGCTCTAGGAGGCTATGGAAATTTGAGGCGGTGCTACCGCTATCCAAGATTATCCAACTCAAGGCTAACGATCTGATCACAGTGTACAACCGTAACTTTAAGATTAACCAACTCAAGATCAACCTTACCACTGGTAAGACTAGCCTAGAGTTGATTAACGATGTATAGACATGGAGAGCCAACTAGCATACATACTGAGCGCACTAAAGCAAGTGCCACCTACAACCGATAACCTCAAAATAGCTAAGGGTAAATACGCTATGCCCAGAACTTGGAAAGAGGTGCTTAAATACATACGCAACGCATGGCAGTAGAAAAGAACATAAAGATCAACACTGATACTGGCGATCTAGACAAACGCCTCAAGGATCTTGAGGACATGTTTAAGGATCTGGAGGATGCTATTGGTGGAATGAATAAAAAGCAGAAAGAGCAACTGGCAGAAACTCAGCGCATGAATGATGAGCTGAAAAACCAGAGCAAGTTACTCAAGGGCTTAAAGAGTGTAGCAGGTGGTGCTAAGAAAGGTGTCATGGCATTAGGCAAGGGCTTTAAGGGCTTAGGTCTAGCTATGAAAACCACTGGCGTACTGCTAGTAGTAGAGGGCTTTAAGTTGCTTAAAGATGCACTGACCAGTAACCAGACTGTAATGGATGCCATAGAGGTGGCTACTACTGCCATAGGCGAGGTGTTTAGGATCATCACTGATGCTATTACTGATGCCTATGAAAGTGTTAAGGAAAGCACTGGAGGTTTTGATGCCATGAAAGAGGTACTGGGAT